ATGAATAAAACGAGAGTATACAGCTACCTACGTTTTTCCGACGTTAAGCAGGCGGCGGGCAACTCGGCAGACCGCCAGATTGAGTACGCCAGGCGCTGGGCGGATGAGCATGGAATGGCGCTCGACTCCGAGCTATCGCTGAGGGACGAGGGGCTATCCGCCTACCACCAGCGCCACGTTAAAAGCGGCGCCCTGGGCGTATTCCTAGCTGCGGTGGATGACGGAAAGATTGCCCCTGGATCCATCCTGATCGTCGAAGGCCTTGACCGACTTTCTCGCGCCGAGCCTATCCAGGCCCAGGCCCAGCTGGCCCAGATCATCAACGCCGGAATCACTGTCGTGACCGCCAGCGATGGGCGCGAGTACAACCGGGAGCGCCTCAAGGCCCAACCCATGGATCTGGTCTATTCGCTGCTGGTGATGATCCGCGCCCACGAAGAGAGCGACACCAAGAGCAAGCGGGTCAAGGCGTCAATCCGCAAACTCTGCCAGCGCTGGCAAGAGGGCACCTATCGCGGGCAGATCCGGAACGGCAAGGATCCGGCATGGGTCACCTGGTCGGGCGATCGGTTTGAGATCGAGCCAAATCGGGCCGAGGGAATGCGCCAGGCAATCCGCCTATGGCTCGCCGGCCACGGCTTCGCCTCGATGATGCTAAAGCTTAAGCGGGACGGCTCCGATCTATCCAACCTGCCGAAAAACGCTACCGCTCTTTACCGGGCGATGCACAGCAAAACCCTGATCGGGATCCGGGAGTTTGAGATTGACGGCGAAACCTATGCCCTGGAGGACTATTACCCACCGCTGGTTGACCAAGCCACCTACGACGAAATCCAGGCGGCCCTTGGCAAGCGCTACCGGAAAAAGGGAAAAAGCCTGATCACCTCGATCATCACCGGCCTCGGAATCACGACCTGCGGCTATTGCGGGCTATCCATGGTGGCGCAAAACCTCAACGATAGACCCAAGAAGCTGGATGGCAGCCCCCAGGATGGACACCGCCGGCTCATGTGTGCCGGTGGCCCAACGCGCTGCGATGCCCCGGCATCGAGCAGTATGGTCCCCGTCGAAAAGGCCTTGCTCACATACTGCTCTGACCAGATCAATCTGGATCGACTGACGAAAGGCGACGGAGACGGATCCAGCCAGGCCAACGCTGCCCTCGCCGCCATTCGCCGCAAGATTGCCGAGGCCGAGAAAAAGCTGGAAAAGCTGACCGATGCCATGCTTGATGATGATAGCGATCAACCGCCGGCCATCTTTGTCCGCCGCATCCGCGAACTAGAGGAAACCCTGGCCGAACTGAGCAAGGAAGAAAGCATTGCGGCCTCTGAGGCCGCCCGCCAGTCTATCAAGACCCCAGGGGCAGCCACGGCCTGGCAGGCCATCGCCAAGGATGCCATGGCCCTTGATGAGGATGCCCGGATGCAGGTCCGCCAGCTGGTGGCGGATACATTCGAGCGCATCGTCGTCTATAACTCCGGGATCATCCCGGGGCCAGTCAGGACAAGCCCCATCGATATCATCCTCGTTGCCAAGGGCGGAAAACCCCGCTTGATTCGGATTCATCGCCGGTCAGGGAAGGTACTGGCCCAGGAGGACTTCGACGTTTGACCATTGACCCATTCACTGTATATGAATACAGCGAATGAAATGAAAGTCGAACTCATCAAGCGCCGACGAAACGGCTTCCTGCTGGACCGCCGAGACTGGGGACTACCGGTCGTCGGCGAACTGGTCATCGACCAGGATTGGGTAACCGAAACGAAGTGCCGGCCCGCCGCCATCTTGCGTACCCCGGATAGCTCCAGGTCGGACGCAGTAATCACCCGGCTTTATGATCCATCGGTCAAATCCCTGCAGGGTATGTCCATGGTCATCACGGGATGGGAGATTACCGAGCACCCTGGCCACGGAAGACAGATCACGCTGCAAGAGTGGATATGCTCAGTGATATGAGCGTGGTATAAATTATTTTCACAAACCACTTTACATAGGCCAATATTGGCCTATAATGAAGTCCATGGATAGCACATCGCTACCAACCGCGCCTCGGGGACAACAGGGGCAGGAGATGAAAATGCAAAAAGGCACCATGACCCGCGATCAAGCCGTCAAAATCGTTGGCGAATCGGCAGTTGATGCAGTTGAGCGCAAAAACTGCGAGCCTACCAACCGTGTTGGCTATAACGGCGCTTGCCAAGGCGATGAATCGACCGAGTGGAGCGCGTCAGTCCGCTGCACTGACAAAGACGGAACGGAAGTCGTACTGACCGCGTACTACTACACCACCACCGAACAGGACAAGGTGATGGAAGAAACCGGCGACGGCGCATCGATCGATTGGGAAATTTCCGGCTTTGAGATCGCATGACCAACCATCCGAACCGCAAGAAAGGGCCGAAAGGCCCTGATCTCATCCAGTCTGCAATCGACACCCTCACGGCGGCCGGCCATACGGCCAGGACGGCCTCAGCGACCCTAGTGGAATCCATCAACGGTGATCTGGGAACCGCCTACGACACTGCGCGATGGGGCCAATGGCGCCGGGCAGAGCGCCCTATCCCGCAGCCCGTGCAAAACTGGCTGCTCCGGATGAGCATCGCCCATGTCATCGCCCAGTGCGGCGGGGTCCCGCCGACGGACGATGAGTCCCTTGACCGGTTGGCCAGCATGCTATGCCAACCCGAAAAATCGGCGCCTACCGATGGGGGAATGACCGCTTAATAGCTCAGGTGATCAGTGCAGATATCTACACTGATCACCAAGCTAGACCATCTATCCCGCTAGGGACTATAAGCTGCCGGCCCGAAGTGGGAGCCCCCGAACAGCCGCACAGCGGCCCACATGAGCCCCCGGCGCCAGGCTGGCACCCCAGTTACGCTCGATGCCTCGGCCAGCACATCGTCGGCGACTTTACGCGGCACGATGCCGGTGCTGTACAGATAGTCATGGACCACCGCAGCCTCGTTGCTCGTCCCGCCGCACAGCCAGTAGGCCACCGGCACCCGGGGCACGCTGGCCAGGTCGGTCTGGAATCCCTCGGGGACAATGACCACCTGGCCGGCCACATCCGACTGATAGACCAGGGGGGCCAGCAGGACCCACCGGCCATCGTCCTTATTGTCGGCGACCTCCATCTTGAGGCGCGTGCGGAACTCGCTCATTGGGCCACCTCGCTATGGCCCTGGTGGCGACGGAAGTCCTCCAGGTAGGCCGCCGCGCCGGCGGCACTGGGGCAGATCAGGGCGTTCTCGCCGTTGTTAGATTCGGCCGTGGTCGTGTAGTTGAAGCTGCCGGTCTCGAAGATGGCGCCATCGATGATGATCACCTTGTTATGAGCGATGCGGTGGCGCCGGTCGATCCACGTCGGGACCCCTGCCGACAACATCTCGGGCAGCAGGCCACCGCCCTCCCCCGGTACGGATTTATCCAGCACCAGCTCGACGGCGACCCCACGCTGATGGGCCGCAATGATGGCTTCCCCCACTAGCTTGGAGGTGAAGTTGTAGGCCAGGACCTGGACCGACTGTTTAGCCGAGCCGATCAGATCAACCAGGGCCCGGGTCACCCCGCCCCTGGGAGAGAAATACACCTGGCAGGGGCCATCGACGGAAAACGACTGGCCAGCCTGGGCCAGGGAAACAACCAGCGCGGCGGAGACCGCAAGCAATACCTTTTTCATGGCGCATCCTAAAATAAACCCCGCCGAAGCGGGGCGAGGTTAAACGAAACAATCCGGGGGCGATATTCGGCCAAACGAAAGTCAGCCATCCCCCTGCCCACCCTGTATCGGCGCGCCGGCGCTCTTGGTGGGCAGCGTGCCATCCGAGCGGTAGGCATTGACGATGCCGGTGATAGCGGCGGACAGGATCTGCTCGCAGCCCACCAGGGCCGGCTCAGCGGCAATGACGGTATTGATGACCAAGCCAGCTTTGCTCAAACCGGAGGCCTTCGGAGCCAACACCTGGGCGGTCTGCACCAGCTGGCCGAGGACCGGCAGCGCGGCATTGATCTTGTCCAGACGGGCGCGAAAATCGGAAAGGTTGAACGACATGGTATCTCCTCAATAGGTACAACGGACTTGGGCTTGCGCCCCGGAAACGGACAGGTCGGCGCTGACCTTGGGGACAGCCAGGTAATGGCAATCCGCCGGCGCCGGCACTATCCAAAGCACTACAAACAAGGCGATGAGCACGGGGCTACCCTGCCCTGCCGACACCGAGCACCCGGCAGGCGGTGCGCCAGTAAGCCAGACGCTCCTGGTAACCATTGGCATCGCCCACAGCGGCGGTTTTTCGCCCCCGGTTGACGACATCGCACACCCCATCGAAATCGCCGGCGTCGGCCCATTTGTTGAGGCCTGCCCGGCGCCAAAACCAAGCCGCCGAGCGGGCCGCGTGGGCCGGGGTTTCGAGCAGCTCGGGGTGGTTGAGCAGATCGAGCCCCAAAGCAGCACCGCACGCCAGGTAGTTGTCGTAGCCGGTCACCTGGATAAGTCCGCGACCCCGCCACCAAGGCCCGGGCGTAGCCCAATGCTGGCGGGCAATCGCCAGGGCCTCCGGCCGGGTGTTACCGAGATCCTTCCGGCCGTTATATGCAATTCCGGAGGCCAACTCCCGCACGTAGCGCAGGGCACCGGACTCATGGGCCACTTGGGCCAGGAAGGCCGCCTGGCGGCCTGGCGTATCGATACCGAACTCGGCCATGGCCGCCGACAGCGGGGCGAAAAAAAGGCCGGCTTTGTCGCCGGCCCGGGGAATGATGGCTTTTAGCTGATCAACGGTGAGCATGGGGGCACCCTCCCTGGGCATCACACTGCCGGCGGCCATGGGGCCGGCACTCGGGCTTGTAGAAGCGATCCGGCACCCCGGATTGCCAGTAGTGGGCCGTCACCAACTGCACCAGGGCGACGGCGGCGAGCAGGGCCAGGCCAAAGAGGCTTGGCACCATTCCCCAGGCCAGCGGGGCGGCCATGCCGACGCAGGCCACCACGCCGAGGGCGACGAAGGCCAGGCGCACGTCGGCGCGGACCCGGGTGCAGGTTCGAACCGCTCGGCAGAAGACCGAGTAGAACAGGGCCAGACAGAGCAGCTCATGGATGAGGATCAGGGTATTGGGGGTCATTGCTTGCCCTCCATGGATCGACCAGCGACCGCCTGTAGGGTCTTTCCCAGGTTGGCGAATACCGCCCGCCAACCGTTGCCCATGGCCCCGATCAGCAGGGCCACCGGGGCTAGGGATTCGTGCACCGGGATCCCCCAGGAGGCCTCCGCCAGGCGGGCCAGGAAGACCGTCATCACCACGGCGGTCAGGGTGCAGCGCAGGAGGAGCCAAGCGCCGGCCCGGCGGGTCGGCGTCTCGGCGGACGATAGGGGCCACAGCGCCCCGGCCAGGGCTGCGAAGACGATGAGGGCGTAAGGGCCGGCCAGGGGCCCCAGGGTGGCCACGGAGATGACCGTCAGGCTGATATTCACACTGCTGGTTGCGGCAGGCATGGCGTTCCTTTTTTTGGTCGAAAAAAAGCCGCCCGGAGGCGGCTGGCGGCGGCGCTTGTGGTCAGGCCATAATTTTTGAAGCTGCACGGAACAGATCATCGATCTTGTCGTCCGTGAGCCCCACCCCGGCGGCCAGGGCGGCGATGGTAGGCGAGTCGCGGCGGAATGACTGTACCTCGGACCAGGCCAGACGGGCCTTAGCTGGCGTGGCTGGATTAGCCATCAGCGTTTCAACACTGTCGAGCAGCCCCACTTCGAGCAGCGCGGCTTTGGCTTGGAATTTCGTCACCTCCTCCGGCACGGGATCAACAGCAGCGGGCGGAGCAACAAACTTGCTCCCATCCCACACCATCCCAATTTCCAGACCCTCAGCAGGAATCCATCCCTGAGCAGCGGCGAAATCCTCAGTCGCCTCGACGATATTAGCGATGCGGTCGCCATCCTTGATTGCAAATCGTGCCATTTATACGATCCCCCGAATACGCAGTTCACCTCGGGCACCTGCGCCAGAAATACCCCCACTGTTTGCAGTACAAGCTCCACCACCACCGGCAGGTTCAAATCCGGCTTCGCCCCAGTTGTAATTACCTCCGCTAGATGCTGCCCCCCCGTTGCCTGCGAAAATTGATTTTGTCGCCGCGAGTTGATCCGTCTGCCCAGTTGCTCCAGCGCCACCGCCCCACACGGAGTTAACTCCGTAGTAGTTGGATGTTGAGTTGCTAGAGATACCTCCTGCATATTTGTTTGTTGTCGTTGCTACTGTTGCTGCTCCGACGGCTCCAGATTCAAAGCCAACTGGGTCATTGTTTGCCGACGTAGCCATATTTCCGAATGTGCCTGAGGCATAAAACGTAAGTCCACCAAAAGACGAAATACCACCAGCAGAGGGAGAGCCATTTGTGACTTCGGCACCTCCCGCTCCAATGGTCACTGTCGTTGAGCCATCAAACTGTCGTTCGGAAAGTGTGAATGGGATCATTGACCCACCGCGACCGCCCTGGATAGTAGATACAGCGCTACCCCCTTGGCCGGAGGTCCAAATCTTCGCGTCGTGTAGCGAATAGCCGGGGGGCTTTGTATAGGTGCCCGATGCGTAATATTCCTTGCTATAGCCGACCAATACCATGGAGCGCAGCGTGGCCCCGTCGCTCCAGATTAGACGTACCTCGCGGGGGTACATGGCGAATCCGGACAGCCCGTCAATCGTGTCGCCAGCGGCGGGGTCCAACGTGATCGTGCCGTTGGAAACGATCTTTTTGAGGCTGATGCTTGCGATGGGTTTGCCTGCGAACAGACCACCGCCAGTTGAGACAGTGCCGTCGAAGAATGCCGACAAGCTGACGGTTGTGTCGGCGGAACCAGCGGTAAATCGCTTTGCGTAGGAAATAGCTTGACGGCTGGCACCCATGCCATTGCTGCCGATCTTGACTTTAAGCGCCTTGTTCGTACCGACGTTTGCTAGGGTGTAGGACAGTTGGTAGTCCTGGCCGACCTCCAGTGCGGAGGCAAAACCATGGTTGGCCGTCAGGTCTTCGCAACTGGCATTATCCAGCGTTCCGGTGAAGCCTACCCCGGTAAAAGCCAGCGATGTAGTGTTGGCAACAAAATACTCGGTATAGGTGCCCGATGCCGTCCGTGCTGTGCCGGCAATATTGCCGACATAGGGCGTGATTGAGCCAGCGGATACGGTTGCTGTATAAGTCAGTCGGTACAGTCGCCTAGCCGTTAGCGGAGCCACTGTGGCTGTCAGATCAGCACTGGCGGCAGAGGCATTTGCCACCCCACTAGAAATCGTCCAGCCTGCACCCTTGGTCCAGTTAGTGTCAGTGGTAAAGCCGCCGTTGACCACCACATCGGCACCAGTCCATGCGGCGATGTCGGTCGATGGTAGCAACTCCGTGCCCAGCACTTCCGCCGGGCCATTTGCTCGGATGTAGCAATACCAGCCAGCCCCTAGGTTGGAAGCGGAATCGAATGTCTGGGTGAAGGTGCCGGAGAGGTCGATTAGCTTGCCGAGGTCGGCGGCGGTGAGCATCGTGTTGGAGGTGCGGGAAGCGAAGGGGAGTTTTCCCCCGCCGAGCGAGGCAATGGCCTGAGCTACCCCCACCGGCGTCATCAACCGGACGTCGGTAACTAAGCCCGCCTGCATTTCAGCGGCCGTAGCTGCTTGGATGGCAGCGGGAGCGAGGGCCACTGTCCAGGCGGAAAAAGCCCCGCTACCGCCCGTGGCGGTGACGCTGACGGTCAAATTCCCAGAACCACTGTCATAAGCCGTAATCTGCCCGGTCATGTAATTGGTCGGGGACGCGGAGCTTGAGATCGTGACGAACTGCCCGATCACAAGCGCCTTTCCCGTCTGAATCGTAAGCGCCTTATATCCGGTGGAAATTGTAAGGCCCGTTGCGCTGGTGGCGCTTGTCCCTGGAGAATTGACCGCCGACGCCGCCGACGCCGCTGCAGCAGCTGCACTGGCGGCCGAATTGGCCGCCATAGCCGCTGCGTCCTCAGCATTTTCCACTGCCGCCGAGGCATTAGCAAAGGCATCCTGGGCGTTGGCATAAACATTCGCCATAGCCGACCGCATTTGCCCAACAAAAGTCGCAAGCCATCCGACCAGGCTAAAGGCCCGAGCATCAAACGTTACTCGGTCATTTGGATCCGGAGCAGCGGGCGGGTCGGTCAGATCAGGAGGATTGGTAGCCATTAAATCATTCCTTTCACGGTGAGATCGACACTGGCAGTGGCGAATGAGACATAAGTGACCCGGGCCGAACCTAGGCCGAACACGTTGAGGCCGTCGTAACCCGGGACCTCGGTGGCGATCCAGCCGCAAGGCACATCGAGGACGGATTGAATCGCCGCCAGGGCGGCATCGGCGCTTTCACGGGGCATGGAGATACTGGCCCGGAGGCCGGTGGCGGCATGGCGCCGCACGATCTGCGTGGTGCCGTCGTCGGCGGTCTTGATGTAAGAGTAGGTGACCGGCTCGGCGCTTGCCCCCTGCTCTGTACCGCCCCAGCTGGCCACATCGCCGATCAGGGGACGCAGATCGCCGACCACCAGCATGCCTAGACCAACCTGCTGCCCGGCAGTACCGGAGACCGTGACGGTGACCTCGGCCTCCGGACTGAGCGGAATATCGGAAAAAATCATCCGATCCACGGTCTTCGGCGGCAGGAACAGGTAGCTGTACCAGCTCGCCGAGGCGCTCTGATACACTGGCCAAGTCGCGCTATAGACCACCGGACCCCCGCTACTTGATCGCACCGTGACAGCCACCTGGGCCCCCTTGATGCCGTAGAGGCCGATGGCATTGACGAAGCCGGGCTTGAGTACGTAAGACAAACTGGTCGTCGCCGTTGCGGCCGTGCTGACGTACTGATCGAAGGCCGCCCAGCGCAGGGTCGGCCCGGTATCGAGCCAGTAGGTTCCATCGGCCTCCGGGAGCGCCGTTCGCCCGGCATGGGCCTGGACACACTCATAGACGCGATGGGTTTCTGCCCGGATCCGCTTGTCCCCGAGGGCGTAGGTGCCGCCGGAGATCCACAGCGTTTCGCCGGTGGCCGGCTCCGCGATGGTGGTTCCGGCGGCGATCATGGCCTCGGTGATCGCCTTGGGGATCAGCATCTTCATTTCACGACCTCCACAGCCATGGGTTGCTCGGGACTGCCGTTAACCGCATCGGCAGTGCGCCGCGCCTCCCGGTTGCCGTCATTGACGATGGCCTGCAGGCGCTGCACTTCCGCAGTGAGGGACTCCACCAGGGCCTCCAGGCGGCCGGTATTGCCCATGGCCGGGGAGACCTGGAAATACCGCTGGATTGCATTGACAGACCGCGCATCGACTACGGCCTCGCCAGCATGCAGCGTGGCCTTGTAGCCGTCGTACGGGACCCGCTCCAGGCCGGTGGCGTGGGAGTTTTTATACTCATCCGAGGCCAGCATCGCCGCCTTGACATCAGCCGCGCTCATTCCGGAGTCGATTTGCGCTTGCCAGAAAGCAGCCCCCGAAGCATCCGCCGCTCGGCCGAGGACGCTCTGGTAGAGCGAATTGACCTGAGCCTCTGCCGATGTTGCGATGGATGTCGCGATGCTTGATATCGATACCCCGGCAGCCGCCTGGGCGGACCAGTAGTCGAGGCCACCGGCATCGGGCGCCCGGCCCAACAAGGTCTGATAGAGATCAGATATCGCCGAGGACCCGCCTGCTGTACTGGCCTTAGCCACCCCGCCGCCTGCCATAGAGGCCTTTTGCGCTGCCTCTGCGGATAGGGCCGCTGCGAATGACTGCAGTGCCGTATCAACTGATTTAACCGACGAATCCACCCCCCGAATCGCGTCGATCTGGGCTTGCTGCGCCGCCAGGAGATCGTCCAGGGCGGTCAATTGATCCTGAGCGGACACCAGCTGCCGCTTGGCCTCGGTGAGTTGCTGGCCACCGATATCCTTGAGGCCCTGCAGGTTCCCAGCCAGCACTAGCTGGGCCCGCTGCTGATCCACCACGCTGGCGTAGGCACCCTCGGAGATCCCGGACTTCACCGATTCAATCGCCGCCGTCAGAGCGTTGGCATCGGGCATATAGCCGCTGCTTCGTGCCGTGGCCAGAGCTTGATCGATGAAGGCCATCCCCTCGCCAGCCCGAGAGGAAGAAGCCCCCTGCAGGTCCGTGATCTGGGAAGTCAGCCCATCGACCAGGGACTGGAGCGCCGATACCTGCTCCTGGGCCGCCTGGGCCATGGCCGTGAGCACCGTGCGCTGCTTTTCCACCGACTTCTGGAGGGCCGAGTAGGCTGCATCCGTGGCCGATTTCATCGAGGAAAGGTTGGCATCCGCCAGGGACTTGGCTTCGCTGGCGGCCGTCGCCGATGCGGTGGCCACGGTCTTGAAGGCACCCTGCACCGACATCAGTACCGCGAACAGCTTCTGCCCGGAGGCCGAGGACATGTCCAGGGATTCCACAAGGCGCTTGAATCCGGCCTCGGTGGTCGGCATCTCGAGGCCATTGGCCTTGAACACGTCGGAAAGCTGCTGCTTGGTGCGGGCGGCCTTTTCCGCTTCGGTATAGTAGCTGTCGTAGTAGCTCGATACCTCGCTGGACAGGTTGGCGATACCCCCGGCCAGGGACGCCAGGCTGGTGACGGCCTCAGCGGTGATGCCGCCGTTGATGCTGTCGCGGATCTGCTCATAAACGGCGACCAGCCCCTGCAGATTGGTCGTGGCGCTGGTGGCTTCGGACCCGCTCATCGCATCGAGCGTCGTAGTCAGGTCCGTGGCCGTGCCCATCACCGAGTTGGCGATCTTAGCTACTTCACCGCCGGCGGAACGTAGTGCATCGGTGACGATGGCCAACTGGAGGCGCGGCACTTCCTGGGCGACCCAGTTCTGGTAGTCCTGCGTACCCTTCCCGAAATCCGGGTTGTGGTTGTTGTACACCACACCGGCGGTACCGGTCGGCGTATGGATGCCTACCTCACCGATTTTGGAGATGTAGGCCCAGTTCTGGTTCTGGCTGTTCCCCTGGGTGTTGATCTGGGACCCGATGTAGCCGCGGTAAGTGGCATCCGGCGAGTACTTGGCCACGATGGCTTTGACGGAATCGGAATAGACCGATTGCGCCAGGGATTCGCCGCCCCCGGTGGTATTGCTCCAGTCGGCACCGTGGAGGACATTCAGCCCCGTGCGGCTGCCGGTAAACACACCACGGATATCGGTCTTGGGCGCCCCTTGTTCGCCCCCAAAAACGCTACTCAGGAGGCTGGCAGCGCCCAGGGCCAAGCCGACATAGGGCATTGCCGCGGCAAACGTTGAGGCCAGGCCCGCCGTCGTCCCGGCAGCCGCTTCAACGCCCCAGGCAGCGGAATTCGCCCCGATCAGCGCACCCAGGGAATCGCCCCCGGCGGCGCCGACGATATTGGCCCCGATCAGGGATGACACCGAGGCACCCGCGCCAGCCCCGGCAGCCAGGCTGCTGTAGGCGGAATTCCCCAGGCTGAACAGGTTGCCCAGCCCACCCGAGGACGACGAGGCATTGATCCCCAGCAACTGCTGGGCGCCGCTCATAGTGGTCGAGACAATCGCCTGGACGGCGACCTTGAGCACCATCGATTTGAAGGTGTTCTGGAGGGTCTTGGCGAAGGTCTCGCCGAAGCTGTTGCCAGCCTCGAAGGAGCGCATCAGGGCATCGGTAAGCGATTGCTCGATGTCCCGGGTGAAGTTGTCCCAGGCCTGAGCCTGGGCCTGGAGTTTCGGCCGGGCGATGTCCGCCGACTTCAGGCGCTGCAGGGCATCGATCTGCTGCTCGATCAGGAACACTTCGGCATCGCGCCCTTCGGTGCTCTTGGCCCGATCCAGCTCGGCCGTCTTCAGGGCGATCTGCTCGTCGTAGCGCTGGGCGGTCAAAACGGCCAGCTGGTCGGCGGTCAAACCGATCCGGGCGTTTTCTTCCTCGGCGGCCTTGGCCTTGGCCAGCAGGGTAGCCGTCGTGTCACCGACGCCCTTCATGTAGTCCTGGTAGGCCCGGAACTCCTCGTCATGGATTTTCACCATGGCGGACTTGGCCTTTTCTGCTGCCAGGGTAGCTTCATCCCCCAGGCGCCGGATCTGCTCGATGATCTTGGCCCGATCCCCCTTGTCCTTGGTGGCAGCCAGCTCCTCCTGGAGCACGGCCTTCTGCTTGGCGATGCCACTCAGCTGGGCGGCCTCGATCTGGCGGACACCCTCTTCCTCGGTCAGGATCTTCTGCTTGACGGACTCCTCAATGAGCTTGACCGAGTTCGCGGCGTACTCCTTCTCTGCCGCGATCCGCGCCTCGAAAATCTGCTTGGGGTCATTCTTGGCCCCGGCCCCCTCTTTTTCGATATCGGCCAGCTTGGCGTGGTGCGCTTTGAGGGCATCCTCGTACATCTTGCCGCTGGTGCCGATCACCGCCGTCAGCGCGGAGAACTTGTCCTTCTCTTCCTGGACCTTCTTCTGTTTCTCGGTCTGGGAATCCTTCATGTAGGACGCGAGGGCATTCTTGCTGGCGGCCACCTGGCGCTCGTAGTCCCCCTTGATATCCGGGGGCGAGAACAACTCCTTCCCCCGCTTGACTGCGAGGTTCATGAGTTGATTGCGGATCGCCTCTTCCTGCTTAATCAGCTGCTGGATGGCATCAGGGTCAAAATTAGTTGATCCCCCCCTCTGCTTTGCCGCCTCAATCGCCTCGCGCTGGGAGCGCACGGCGCGTAGCTGATCCAGTGCACGCCCCTGCAATGCCTGGGTATCGAACTTACCGCCACCGACCACCCCAAACTCGAAGCCGCCGACCGCTGCCAGGATCTTCTGGGTGATGCCCGCTTCCTTTCCCAGGGAGCGCATGGCCGCCGCCGACTCGTTGAGGCCATTGGTCAGCCAGCGGAAGCCGCCGCCATCGGAGCCGGCCATGGCCTGCTTCCATTGTTCCCAGGCCGACGACATGCGGTTGATTTCCTGAGTCAGCGAACTGGCCGGGGCGATCATCTCGCTCTTGAGGGCCTCGCCGAATTTGGGCAGGAAATCCCGGGCCATAATCTGGCCGGATTCGAGCAGCTTGGTGAATTCCTGGTCGGTCTTGCCCATGGCCATGGCGGCGATGGACAGGGCCCCTGGGAGCCGCTCCCCGAGCTGGCCCCGAAGCTCTTCGGACGCCACTTTTCCCTTACTGGCCATCTGGCTCAGGGCCAGGAAAATCCCCTGGGCATCATCGGCGGAGAGCCCCATGCGGGACACCGCCTGGGAGACGCCCTCAAAGACGGTCTTGGTCTGATCCAGGCTGATGCCTGCATTTTTGGTGGCCGCGGCAAACTTGGCGTAGCCTTCAGAGGCCGAGGTGTAGTCCAGGCCCAGCTTGCGGGTGACCGTGCGCAGGTATTCCAGCTCGCCGGCGACGTTCTTTGCGCCCACGTCGTATTCCAGGACGTTGCGCAGCTTTTCTGCCGACTGCTGGGCCTCGATCAGGGCGCTGGAGACCCCATGGATAACAAAGGCAACACCAGCGAGCTTCGCACCGGCCATCACGAACGATCCCAAGCTATCGGTGATGTCCTTATAGGCTGCTGGCAAGCCACTGGCAGAGGCGGACACTGAGGCCTGGGCCGCTTCCAGCTCTTTTGTCTTAGCAATGAGCGAGTCAAATTTCGTGACATCCAGCCCCTTCTGCTGGATCTGAAATTCAATTTTCTGGGAGGCCGTCATGCGCATCATCTCCATGGAGGAGTTCAGTCGCTTGATGGAGGCCGCCATCTTCCCTTCTGCCCGATTGAATTCTTCGGCGCCCTTATTTGCGCCGGACCCGATGCCATCCACCGATCGCCCGGCTTTATCCGCCTCCTGGCCGATGCGGGCCGCCATCTGGCCGGCCTTGTTGCCGAGGTCAGCCATGGCCTGGCCGGCCTGGCTAGCATCCATTTCGACAGCGGCCTGGATATTCAGGTCTGACATAAGCGCCCCAAAAGCAAAAGCCCCGGCGCATCGCTGCACGGGGGCTTGGGTTAATACGTATAATGACCTTTGATTAATCCACGTAAATAACCATGGACACCTTGATCATCATCTTGCTGGCTCTTGCTCTCTACTTCGTTCCGACCATCGTCGCGTATCGTCGAGATAGCGATTCGTTCGGATTGATCCTGCTGGTGAACATCATTGCCGGATGGACCCTGATCGGCTGGCTGGCCATCCTGATCTGGGCGGCCGAAGGAAAAAAATCCTCGGAGGCCTAGGCTGCCGCAAGGGAAGCGCTCAGGGCCGCCTCTTCCATGGCCCGGATGTCGTCGAACATCTGCTGCCAGTCGTCGCCGGACAGGCCCTGGCGGTCCAGAAGGGAAAACAGGACCAGGTAGTCCATCCCGGCCCGACCGCCCATACCGATTCGCCACTGGGTGATCATTCGGGTGAAAAGCTGATAGGCCGGCCAGTTCTCCGGCCATACCTCGGCTTCCTCCTCGTAGTCGGCCACCGAGAATCCGGCGGCCTCGGCCTCTTGCTGAGTGGGCAGCCGGGTATAGAGCACCCGGGCTGCCTCGGTCAGTTTTTTACGCGGCCCTCGACAATCGCGGCGCGGTAGGCCTCCATGATGGCGGTAGCAGCGGCCGGAAGCTCGTCGCACAGCTGCTCGGCGGTTTCCCGATTCAGGGGCTCGTCCAGGTTCCAGCCGTCGATGGTGTCGAGCAGGTAGGCGGCGTTCTTGTCCCCGGTCTTGCCCATGAGATCCGCCATGCTGAAATCGCCGTCCTTAGGCTTTTCTTCCTTGGCGGCATCAAACAGGCTATCAATGAACTGGCCGAACTCGGTACGGGTGCGATATTTGAAAGACACTTCGATCGCGCCATCCCCCCCTTCGACCATCGGGAAGGTAACGACGCGCTTGAAGGACTTGGGGCGGCTGCCCAGTTTGATTTTGTTGGCCATGGCGAATCCTTATTGATGATGGAAAAAGACGCTGGCGGGTGCGACCCGTGCCCCAGCGTTGAAACCCCCGGCCGAGGCCGGGGGCATGGCAGGCTTGAAACTCAGGAGGCGTAGCGGACGGCGCGGTTGTTACCGTTGAAAACCGCCGACACCCGGTTGATCTGGCCGTCCTGCATCTTGACGGCCTCGTTGAGGGCCACGGTGCAGGGCACCAGGAGGATGGAGCCGCTACGGGTGACCACCTTGAGCACGGTGTCGGTCTGCACGTTGGTCAGGGTCTGCAGAGCCGTATAGCCGGCGCTACCGATGGAGTCGGCATCCAGTTCCAGGGTGTAGCTGGTGGCGGAAAAGCCATCGTTGATCGAGTACTCGACATCGGATTCGATGAACTTGTACTGCACGGTCTTGGGCTCTCCGCCGGAACTGGACGGGTTCATGACCGTGGTGATCTGGGTGAAGGTGGCCACCTTGGCCACGGAGCCGATACCGGTACCGGGCGGGAACCAGGTGGCATTGGTGGTATCGCAGCCCTCCAGAACGAAGGAATCGGCAGTCACGCTCTTGATGCGGAAAGCGCGCTTGTTGATGCGCCCCCAGCCGGAGTACATGATGACGATATCGCCATTGGAGAAACCGTGGGCGGTGGAGCTAACCACCGATTCGGACGCGTTGGTGATGGCGGAGGTGGTCTTGAGGGCCGCCACCGCCGAGGCGATGTAGAAGGTGCTGCCAGTGGGTACTTGTGCCATTTGTCGGGCCTTTAAAAAGAAAAAACCCGCACGCGGCGGGTTGGATGGCGCCCTTTCGGGCAGGAAATACCGCTTTCGCGGCTATCTGGTTGCCCAGATTTCAAATCGCTGAATGCTGCCGTAGCGCTGGGTTCCCTCCTCGTAAGTAGAGTGGGCCTCGCCCTGGGGATCGACGGTAAAGACCGGGGCCGCGCACAGGGCATCCTCGATGCCATGCACCAGGTCAATGGCCTCGGCTCGGGTGGCGGACCAGACGCTGATCTGCATCAGCACATGGCGCTTGTCGGCAGCGGAGCCATCGGTATAGCGCAGGGACTCCCCGCCGATGCCCTGATAGGTGACGTAGGGCACCGTTGCGTCAGGCGGGGCGACATCCGGGAACACCCGGGGGCAGGAGGCCTTGAGGATCGCCGTCAGGTTGGATTCCAGGCTCATCGGGCTTTTACCTCCTCGATATAGCGGCGCTTCATGACCTCCCGCACCGTGCTTCGGGTTTCGATCACGGCGGCGCCGATGAAGGAATGGGCCGGCGCCTTGCTGGTACCGAGCTCCACCATGAAGCCGTAGGGCGCTTTGTCTTTGTTCCAGCTGACGTGGTAGGTGGAAACGTCGGTAAAGCTGTTGTCCCGGGAGAACACCTGGTAGATGGCATTGCGCAGGGTGCCCGGCGCATAGGGACCATAGACCGCATGGGTCCCATGGAACATGTGAGCCCCTTCCGATACCGGGCACAGCGCCCGGGCCCGCTCATAGATCACTGAGGCTCCGGCCTGGGCAGCCGGGCGCGTAGCCTTGTTGAGAATGTCGACTTCAGCCTGGAGCTGTTCTTTAAAGCGGGCGATGTTAATTTTTATGGATAGGCCCATTCGTTACACCCCCGAAGCACAGAAACAACTGAGCCATCCACATTCCACCGTGGATAGCGCAGACCGAGTGATAGCGCAGGGTTTCGGTATCTATTTCACCTTCGCTATTCAACACAAGGGGCACCTTGGCAACGACCACATCCCCGGTATCGGTATTGATCGATATCACCTGATGTAGATCCACCCCGGCTTCGACGTCAAAGGTGGTTGACCGACATGCGTTTCGATAGGTGTAAATCATGGCGCTACCGTTTCACAAACCAGATCGAGGTATTGCCGCTTGCGATCCGGGATGGCAGATCGAATGGTGTAGACGAGATCCCCGTGAGTCACCCGCATGCCTGCCTCAACCCCGGCCCGATAACGGATCCGGATGGAGGCTCGGATGGTGGAGATGTCTGCACTGGCCCGAAGGGTCTGCACGCCCGATTGATTCCGGACATCCGCCCAGGGCGATGCGAAGACCTCCCAGGTGGTGGCCGGCTGCCCCAGGGCATCCTGGCCGGCGACGCGGCGCTGGAGGGAAACCTGGTGATTAAGCGCAGTCATACCACCACGGCCCCGTAGGTTCGGAACGGATCGAGGAGGCCTGAAAGAAACGGCGACACTTCTACCTTTTTCTCAGCACCGGCATCCGGGTTGTTCACCCAATAGGACACCTGCGCTGCGCACCACTGCTGCACCGGCTTAGGCATTTCCTGGGCGGCATAATCGACTCCCGTTTCATGACCGGCCAGTGCAGTTGCCGTTTCGATCATCATCGGTAGGAGACCATCGAATTCCGAGCCATCAATGCGGGCCCAGCGCTTAATCAAGTCAGTTTCTGGGGCGGGCATGTCGTTTCCTCGAAATAAATGCCAGCACTAGGCTGGCGGTTCCAGATGACCTACTCAGGGGTTTAGCCTTCGGATCCCTTGGCGCGCTTGGGCTTGGTAGCCGGAGCTTCTTCGATAGGCACCTCTTTGACCGGGGTTTCCCGGTATTTTGCGGCGCCGCAATCTTTGACGAGGTGATCCGCAAATGCCCGATCCGTCCGGAGGATATCCCCGGTGCCCAGGTTGCCGTAACGGGCCGTCATGACACATCCGATGATTTCTACTTCGACCTGTTCTTCCATGATGTTCTCCACGCCAGCCCACCGAGGCGGGCCGGCTTTCAGGTTGAGAAGGACCCGACAATTAAGCCGGGGTCAGATCACCGCCACGGATGGAGGCAGGCCGTTCCACCGCGAGGGCAACGCGACGCACAGCCCGGACGGTGACGAGCATCTTCTGGAAGTTGTCGCCATCGCTATCACTGAGCTCGATGATGACGCTCTCGCGGTCATGCTTGGTAGCGGCCATGTTGTAGGCACCGACCTGGAATGTATCCGCGGTAACGGCATTGCACTGGACCACCGGCGTACCAAACAGCACGGGCGGCGCATCCTTGTCCGGATCACCCAGCAGATAGCGCCCCTGGCCATCCTTGGTAAGGCGCATGGTCCACCAGTCGGACGGATTGAGCAGAACGGCATTCGCCGGATAGTCAGCAGCCCAACAATCGCCGAGCACCTTGCCGATCAGATCGAAACGGTTGGTCGGGGAGAGGCCCAGCGCGGTCAGCGCTGCAGCGCTATAGCCATGGGCGGTGAAATTACCTGCCTTGGACAGGCCCGACAGGTTCGGAGTGGTCCCGTTGCCGGCGTAAAGCTGATTTTCAACCCGGAGATCGACACCGTACTTCATGCGCAGGTTGATGTAGGCGGCCAGTGCAGCATTGTCAGCGGCCAGCTGACGGCTGATCTTGATCCAGTGGCCAATGGCCTGCACAGGCACATTATCCAGGGTGAAGGTAACGCTGGATTCCGGGAGTGCGGAGCTTTCCGCAGTTTCCGCCGCATTGTTGGTGAAGACATTTTCGCGGGTGTATTCGACCGCACTGGAGGTGGTCGGAACGGCGTTGAGCACCTCTTCCAGGCGGAATTGGCGGAAGGCACCGCCAACCACGTCCGGCTTGCGGTCGGGAGCAGTAGTGGTGTCGCTGGTGACGACAGTGTTTTTCACCTCAACACCGAAGTTGATGCGGCCGCCGTTGAATTGAGCCCCCTTGTACTGCTCGGACTTGGTGAACTGTTGGCCCCAGTTCTCGGACTTGGTATCGCCGGTGTCGTCCTGGGACGTGCTACGCTGCTCCAGCTGCAGCAGGCGGTCCGCCATCTCGCGCTGTTGATTGCCGAGACCTTCGATAGCCGCTTTGGTATCGGCTGCGATCTTGCCGGTTGCTGCCATTTCGCCAGAGGCCTTCTTGTCGAACTCCTCCATCTTCTTCTCGATGTTATCGAGGGCCCGGGTCACCAACTCGATATTGCCGATACCAGCGAACATCGTTAGCCCCGCCAAGTGCTCAGGGGAAAAGATGGGATAGCCGGCATAGGCAGCCGTGGCGCCTACCAACAGCAGGCCGATGATGGCAATGCGGAAATGGGTATTTTTCATGGATAACTCCAATTAGGGTAGGTAACGACGCAGCGCAACGACGAGCTGGTCAGTGGTGACATCAGCCTCGTTGTCGTCCTTGGCTTCCCGCTGCTGGAACAACACTTTGGCTTTGGCGATCAGCTGTTTGGCCGATGCCCGATCAAGGCCCGCTACATCCCGCAGCAGGCGCTCGAAATCTCGAATGGTTTCAACTTCATCAATGGATTCGCTGAGGCCTTCGCTCTTGACGCTGGAGAGGTCAATGCGGGCGGCACTATCAGCCGGAAAAACGACCGGGGAGACTTCGACAAGCTTTGACCACTTGCGGATGATTCGACCGCCATCCGCGTTCTCGTCGTAGTCGCCCTTTTTCAAAAACCCGCCGATGGACAAGCCATCCAGGGTTCCATGCTTGAGGGCGGCATGAACATCCGCTGACTTGCTTAGCCCTGGGGTCAATTCGCCTTCAACATAAAGACCGTGGTCGTCTTCTTTAGCGACCATCCACTTGCCGATAGGCATATCCCAGACATGGCCATAGAACATCTTCGGCTTGCCGTTTGCGCGGAGCGTGGAGTCGAAAGCACCGCGCAGGATGGTGTCGCCATAGCTATCAACCCCGCCGAATACCGACGCATAGCCAGAAAATTTCCCGGTGTCGCCATCAAGCTTGATGTCGCAGTCACTGAGCTGTAGCAGTTTCTTGAGCAGCATTGCTGACCCCTGGTTTGGTGAGTTTGCCGAGCATGTGCAGCGGCGCGAGGTTGGTCTGAGCCGTGAGCTCATCAGCTCCCGGTTTTGGTGGATCGTTCTCCAACTGGCGGCACTCGTTGCGAGTCTTCAGCCCGTTTTGGACAGCCTTGGCGTAAATCTCGATACGATCTTTGAGGCTGGCCCGTAGCAAGGCATCAAGACTGGCCTCAACCGTTAGGCGGGATCGCTGGGCCGGCGTGGCCACCCGTTTGGTAATGGCCTGCTCGACGTTGACCAATAGGGGCCGAATGACCAGCTTGTAAAAACCTTCGATCAGCTGCTCAATACCGCTACCCCAGGCCGTCACGTTGGCATGCCCCACCAGAACCGGAGGGACACCAAACCACCGGCAGATTTCCTCGACGCCGAACTGTCTTGTTTGCAGCAGTTGCTGTTGCTCAGGCGTGAGGTTGATCTGCTCGTACTTCATGTTTGCTTCCAGCACATGGAGCCGGCTGGTACCGCCTTCGGCCATTTCAATGAAATTGGCCTTGATGGCGTCTCGCTGCTTCTTATCAAGTACCCGGTCAATCATCAGGATCCCGGAAGGCTTACCCTGATTGGCAAACAGCTTGTTGGCCACGATCTGGGCATTAGTTGCCTCCGACGTGGTAGCCCGCATGTAGTCAAGTCGGGACAGGCCGATGGTCCCGTTTCCCATCCCCTTGATGTGCAGGACGTTTTCGGCAGATAGCACGGCCAGATCGTTGCCGATCCGGTAGTAATAGACCTGGGTACCATCCTTGAGTAGCTCGCTCTCGACCTGATCAGATGGCATGGGCCACAAGGCAAACGCCTGGCCGTTTTCCAATCGCTCAATGCGGGCATAGGCATTGCCGCGCAGCAGTAGATTGAGGATCATCGCCGTCCAAAACTCGGTAGGCGTCATACGGCTATTTGGGCTGTCGTGCAGGATCTGGTAGAGCAGCTCAGTGCGAGCCAAGCTGCGCTGACCATCCGCCCCAGTCAGGTAAACAAAAAACGGCAGGGTGGCGATGGTGCTGGATAGGAGCTCGACACAGCGCCAGACCGCTGATAGCTGCAGGGCGTCATCCGGGCCAATGACCTTAGCACCATCGACCAGGGAAGCACCCGGGCGATTGATGAGCTTTCCAACTCGCTCCCCCAGGGCACCGGACCAACCCCCAACTAATCCGCCGACCCAGCCGATAACGCTAGTTAGGCTCAAGTTCATAAGCGACCTTCTTCTATGGTTGATTACCCGATAAGCGGGTCGTTAATTGCATCGTCCAGGGGGGCCTCTTCGACGTAGACAACAGCACGACTAAGGGCCATGACACCGGCAACGATGGGATCGATTCGTCCGTTTTTCTTGCTTTTTTTCTTGTCTGGCCGGAAGTTTTCGTTGCTGTCGAACAGCAGGGCAACATTTCCAGCAGCCCAGCGCAGCACGGGGTTTCCGTTGTGCTGAAGCCGCTTGCTATAGACGAGCTCTTCGAGCTTCTTGCTTCCTGGGTACATTCCACCGGTGTTCTGGGGAACCTCAACTAGCGGGAGACTCTCATCGGACAAGTCATTGCATATTTGCAGCGCATTCCACTTATCGAACCCAATCTGCTTAACATCGTAGTCACGGCAGACTTGGCGGATCTTCGCCATTACCGGTTTGTAGTCGGTAACGTCACCGTCAGTAACGGTAAGCCATCCCTCTTTTTCCCATCGGTCATAGGGTGCGGCGTCGTCCGCCTGGGCCGTTACTTTCGCCCGGGGACACCATATCCAGGCGACGATGCACCACTCACCACCCGGCATAGTCGGCGGAAACACCAGGACTAAGGCCGTAAGGTCACGGGTACTGGCAAGATCAAGGCCTCCATAGCATTCGCGGCCAAGCAGCATGGCCGGATCGAATTTCTTGTTACCTTTGTCCCAGATATCGATGTCAAACCACCCCTCTGCATCGTTGCACCAGATGTTGAGGTCTTTGGTCTTGAAGTTGGCCAGGGCGCTGGGCAGGGCCTTTGCCTTGCGGGCCATACCGCGAAGGTAATCGATGGTTTTTGACTTCCCCAGGCCAGGGTTAGCCTTGATCCAATTGGCCTCCAGGAACGGATCGTCGCCAACGTCCAAGGTGTAGACGTAGCCGAAAAAGTCGTCGTCTTCGCGCCGGCCCTCCAGGACTGATATCAGGTAGTCCCGGATCTCGGTGCAAATGCCATCCAGAATGAAGCCGGCGGTAGTAATCGCCGAAAGCAGCGGCTGAGCCCGGGCACCAAATCCGGATTCCAGAACATCCCACTGTTCCCGGCCCTTCTGCGCATGCAGTTCGTCGTATATGACCGCTGAAGGATTGAAACCGTCCTGTGCATCCGCATTACTGGCGAGAGGTTTGAACACAGAGGACCCTGACTCGACCCGCTCCTGGTTCATCCCCTCAAAAATGCGAAAGCTGCGGGCGATACCCGGCGATTTCTTACGCCACTTCTTCATGTTCTCGAAGGCGGGCTTGAAGACGGTCATCGCCTGTTCGCGGGTGGTGGCCACCGCGTACACTTCGGCGCCAGCTTCGCCGTCCATCATGAACAGGTAGGCGCCCTGGGGCCCCTTCCAGGTGGATTTCCCGTTTTTCCGCGCCACCTCTTCATAGGCCCGGGTAAATCGCCGCCGACCATCGAGGCGGCGCCACCCGTAGAGTACGGCCGTCCAGAACTTTTGCCAGGGATCAAGCAGGATCGGCTTGCCGGCGAGGGCGCCCTTGATATGGACAAAATAGCGCTCGATGTAGGTGATGACATGCCAGCCATGGGCAGGGCTGAACACTAGGCCGCGCTTGTAGCCTTCCTGCAGATCCCGATAGTGTCGTTCGACAGCCAGGAGAACAAATCGACCTACGACGATTTCGCCGCGCAGGACCGGGACGCCGTAGTTTCGATCCCATTCTTCCCAGGTTTCCTCGGGCGGAATTAACCGGTTCCGCTTGGCCTGGCCCTTCCGTGCTCTACCAGGTCGGCGAACAGATCGTCCTGCACCTGGCCGCCGATCTTGCTCTCCTTTAGGCGTGCCTCGATCTGGGACATTACCGTCAGACATGCTTCTGGCAACTCCCTCTTGATCTCGTCCCGAGCCTTCCGCTCGTTGTAGCTGTGGGGCAGCTCGAAGCTATTCCCGTTTTCGCTCTTACCGTATCGGCCGTCGTCGATGCACAACTTCATATCAGCCGACCAGGCCAGGAAGGTATGCACCAGGAGCACGATCTGTATCCCAGCTGCGCTCACCCGGCGTCCGTCATTGATCAGGGCAGTGCAGATCCAGTCGTAGAGCCGCTTACCCTGCCGGTCCAGGTTGTGCCCAGGCGGCGGCGCCGGAATATCGATTTTGGCAGGCGGGCTACCAAGGCCATCACCACCACCGCCCTTGAACGGCAACACGTTCGGCGTTTTGTCGCTCATAGAGCCTCCAAATCAATCAACTGGTAAAAAATCAGGGAACGGTCATCTTCAGGGGCTTACTCCCCCTATCTTTGACCCCCTCCCCCTCCCGGAAAACACTCCCATAAAAACCCGACTAACCGGCCGGTCTAGAGGCAAAAGGGGCCGGACTTTTCACCCCCCCTGCCCCTGGCTGCGTTCTTCGGCCTGCTTGGTCGAATCGTGGTGCCGCTTGCACAGCCCCTGCCAGTTCCTGGTATCCCAGAACAACTTCTGGTCTCCCCGATGGGGTTTCTTGTGGTCGACTACCGTTGCCGGCTCGACAACACCTTCGGCCTCGCACATGCAGCAGAGCGGGTGATGAAGCAGAAATGTCCGCCGGGCCTTTTGCCACCGGCTGTTGTACCCCCGCTGAGTGGATGAACCGCGACGACTATCGTATTCACTCTGCTGTTTCAGCCGATGCACCTCGCACCGGTTTGACCCATCCCGAACTAGCACCCCGCAACCAGGATGAACACAACCTTTAGGGGCAGCTGTAGGCATAAACGAGTCGCCTTATTTCGTGTTCGAGGGCGGTAAACGACAAAGCCCGCGACAGAAGTCACGGGCTATATTTTTAGATTACCACGGGCGTCAACCCCCCCTTCGCATTCTCGCCCTCAACTGACTCTCCATCCAGCGCTCCGCCTCCATCAAGCAATCGATCCCGGCCCGCACCGGATCGGGCTTATCGTCGTAGGTGCGATGCCCGGATCCGCCGCACGCATCGCACTTGAACTCACGCTTCCCGATGTACTGGTTTCCCCGACCATCACACCGCGTGCAACGGTAATCCGCCCAGAATCCGAAGGCCTTCCATGCCAGGTCATTTGCCTGCGACCCGTCGAACCCCTCTCCCACTGCCCAGGTCGAAAGGTGGAGCACAACACCCTGAGCCGTGAAGGCCGAAGGACTATCGAGATACCGCACCATCGCGAAGCCGATGGGATTGCGCCGCCCGGCCAGGCCGAGGGCCGTGGCAACCTCGAAGGGCCATTGCTCCCAGGTCAGATTGCCCGACGACGTAGCCGACACAGCCGACTCCACCCGCAACAGATCCTCTTCCATGCTTACCCCTTCCTCTTCTTAGCCGCTATCGCTTCACGGATCCGGCGGTTAGTACCAAAGCGCACGTCCTGACGCACTGCTTCCGCCAGGGCCCGAATCACAACCTCAAACGCCCGGCCATCGGCCTGGGCCGCGTGCCGGAACAGGTGACGGTTCCACTCCATATCGATGCCGAAGAATTCGGCCACCTCAGCCAGCTCGGCCGCCGTCTGGACGGACACCACGGCCGGCCCGCTCATAGCGGCACCATCCCGGCATCGTCATCGAACGAATCATCACCAGCCTCCCGGTCACGGAAGTCAGGCCGGGTCCGGGTCTTGACCTGGCGGACGAATCGCTCGCCCAGAACCTCCTCGGCCATATGCCGCACGGCGGGGGAAACCTTCTCTCCCGCCTCATAGCGGGCCCGAACCTTGAGCCACGGCGTCTTATCAACCACGGGACACCTCCCGAACCTTGCGCTTTGCCTTGGCGGCATCCTCCAGCACGATCAATCGGGACTCGACTCGCTCCCGAAGGCCTGCCGTTGATTCCCCATCTCGACGTTCCAGACCGACCTCTGTCGCCTTGGCCACAATCCCAGCCTCCGACATCCACCAGAGCGCGGCGAGCGGTGCCCCCTCCTTCCTGGCTGACTGGCGGGCGTTCAGCACCCGGCGGACAAACAGGTCGAGGAATGGAAGGTTGATCGGCGAGGTACTTTTCCTCAAAACTCGATCATCCACCGCCAGCTGGTATGCCTCCGCCAATTCGTCCGGAGTGACGCCCATACCGATCCAGTCGGTGATTTGTAGGGCACTTGTCACCACCCGGGCATTCCGTCCCCGCCGGAGTTCGTGCAGACGTATCCACTGAGCCACCTCCTTGGGCTGCAATGGCTGCGTCAGCAAAGGCGAGTTATCCACAGGGGCGCTACATGCTGCTGCAGGAGCTTCTACGGAGAGAGGGTTTACTCTTACCTCTGAGGTGTGCCCCTTTATGGGTTTTTCACCGTGCCCCATTACGCGCCCCGTTTCTTCTGGAAACCCTTGTGAATAGGGCGTTTCATCGTGCCCCAAAGCGTGCCCGTTTGCCGTGCCCCTTTGATGCCCCTTTGATTTTTGACGAGCTTCACCGCCGCCCGCTTTCGGCAGAAAAAAAACCAGGACTTCCCCGTTACCACAGGGGCGCACCAGGCCATGCTTCTCAAGCTGCTGAAGGGCGCTACGAATCGCCTTCTTGGTCGGGCTACCGGAGTCCGAACGCCCGGGCGCCGGCTCGATGTAGAGCTCCTCGGCGAGGCTCTGCAGGCTGATCCCGCGCACGTCGCCGACGCGGCGCGTTGCCACGTTCATGTACCACCGCAGGACGAGGTAAAGCCTTACCTGGAGGTAAGGCAGGCCCGCCAAGGCCTCCCACTCCGCCGTCACGATGGATATGGCCTTCTCGCTGCTCATGAAGGCCGCGCCAGGATGAAGAGATGGAAACGCAACCCGACTACTCGGCCATGCCTTCCAGGCGCTGCAGCATCGACACCATGGCCTGCTGCATCCGATAGATAGCCTGGCGCACCTGCTCGATCTCATGGTGCTCAACCCGGCCATCGGCCAGGGTCTCATCGATCACCCGGCCCACGTCGCCGTTGGCCCGCCAGACGTGCGTCACCAGCTCCAGGACAGCCAGGTCGGACGCCTGGGCGCCGGTCTCGCGCATCTTCACGAACACACCGCCGCGCTGGCGGGCTGCAGCGTGGGCCAGCTCGTCGGAATCGCACAAATCGATGATCTCCTCGGCCCGGTCCAAACTCAGGTGATGGCGCTCATTGCCCACCAGCTGATTGCGCAGGATCTGGGGATTAACCTTCGCCTCGGGCGTGCTTATCGCCGCCGCCAGCGCCTCAACGCCCCCCCGAAAACCACGGGCCGCCCGATGCACTGCAAGTCGCAAGTCACTCATGGTGTGTACACCTCTCAATTTATACGTTTGGAATATGTCTTTGTGTTGCCATACTGAGCCCCATCAACAACGGAGGCGGCCATGACGAACACGGGAAAAAATAGCCTGGCTGGCGCAACGGCCAGCCAGGAAAACCCCTGGAGAGGGGCAGAGGGACAACGGGCGGGGAATTCCAATGGGGTAAGATATGGATTCCACTCCCTTACCTGTACCGACAAAGGAATTCCCCATGGACAAAGAATTCGAGCTAGCTCGAGACATCTTCTACTCACTCACCGATGGTGCCGACATTCGGGACGTTACCGCCCACAGAACCAGCAAAATGGTCGCTCTTCTCTGCCAACACCTGGTGGAGAAAGGAATCGTTGCCGGCGGAACCATCGACGACATGTTGAGCGAGGCGATCCGCTAACCCTTCAAGCCAATCGGCCATGGCCGACCGAAGCATTTTCTTGCTTCGGCAAAAGCGCTCATCAGAGAAATTCCACCGGTCAGCGATCAGGCCAAACGCCTCAATCACTGCGGCCTCTGGAAGCTCTTTCCCAGGACGCAGCGCTTCGGCAATTGCCGAAAGCTTTTCAATATCGGTCGTGCTCAACATATGCCCTCCCCGGCCTCCGGGGAGTGAGCCCCGCTGGCCACTGTGGAATTAACGGAAATGAGGGGCGCCGTGCCCCTCAGGAAAGCCCAATCGACATCGGGTCGCAACGACTCACAGCGGACATCGCCGCTGGACTCGCGCTCAATGTTGATCGCCAACTTCTCGGCGCAAGGTTTCCCGTAGGCGACATTAGTGAGATGCCCCCGGGAAGAACCGACCCGCTTTGCGAACGCATCCCGACTGGGAACGTCGAGGCCCATGAAGTAAGTTTTGAAGTCCATGGCGGAAAGAATAACCGCCCGGTTAATGTTTTGCAATAACCAATCGGGGAATCTACATGATTAACCATCTGGTGTGTAATGCAGACATGGATATCTTCGAGACCCGGCGCATCCGCCTACAACACCTAATAGACAGCCTCTACGGGGGAAATCAGGCTAGGTTTGCCCGTGAAACGAACATCAAGGCACCACAAATAAATCGCTGGCTGTCAAAGACGGCGAGCGATAGAAGAAACATCAAGGAAATCAGCGCCAGAGCTATTGAGGAGAAGTGCGGACTTATCCCGAGATGGCTAGATGAAGCGGACCTAGAAATAAGCCGAAAATCCGCCGAAATTCTCGCAACCGAGCCCAGTGCAGCGGTCTATGTCCACCAGCTCAAGCCGAAGAGCAAGCGCGATCAACAGATCGAGAACATCATTGCCCTGCTGAATCGTATGGACGATGCCGGCCTGGCCATTGCCGAGTACGAAGCAGAGAAGATTGCCGAAAGATATCCGGCGGCCAAGCAAACGCCGATGTCATCTTGATGGCCCCTTGGCGGGAGCGTACTATGCAGGCTGAATTATCCCAAGACAATTAGCCAAAAGTCATAGATCAAACCATGGTCAATATCGCCGCCACTGCCGTCATTCAACATCGCAACCTCACCCGGGCCGTGCAATCCCTGCTCGGGATCTGCACCGGCCTCATTGCCGACAGCCAGCTTACCGACGTAGAAATACGCTTTTTGGACGCCTGGCTGCGCGACCACCAGGAAGTCACCACCGTCTGGCCGGGCTCCATCATCGCCACGCGCGTTCGCGACGTGCTCGCCGACGGCATCATTACCGAGGACGAGCGGGCCTACCTCCTCGACACCCTAACGAGCGTGACCGGCAACGAATTCACGACCACCGGATCCGCCTCTCCCGATGCCCCCGCTGCCCCGCCCTACGACGCCCAGGCGGCAATCGGTTTCGCGGGGCGCAGCTTCTGCTTCACCGGCAAGTTCCTGTTTGGCACCCGAGAGGCCTGCCACCGCGTCACCGAGCGCCTCGGCGGCGCCCCTATCGATAGCATCAATAAACAACTGGACTTCCTGGTCATCGGCAGCCTGATATCCCAGGACTGGGCCTTTGAGAGCTATGGCCGCAAGATCGAGAAGGCCGCCCAGTACCGCGAGGACAGCGGCCTCCCCATGATCATCTCCGAGAAACAGTGGGCCGCCGCCCTGGAATCCCTCTCTGCAGAATAACCAGCGGTGACTGCTCAGCCCAACACCCCAGCCCAGCCATGGGCAGATCCTGAAGATGCCCCGGAGCTGGGCCCCGAGTTCTTCGCGCAAGCGGAATGGAAAATCGGTGAGCAAGCCATATCAGCCGCTGCGGGAAGCGCTGCCCTGCAGGAAGCGCTTTTTACGGATCGCTCGGTATCCATCCTGGAAAAACCCGCCGCCGATACCCACGGCCAGCGCAAGTAGCACCGCATGTTCCAGGATCTTATAAACCATCCGGCGATGCCGGTTTTTACATTCCTGCTTGGCCTGATCATTGGTCACCGCTTTGCACTCTTCCGCGACAAACGGAAGGAGTTCAACGACCTCGCTGCCGTAGTACGACCCGACATCCTGGCCGAAACAAAGGACCCTAACCCCCATCGAATCGCCATCACCCGCGAGACGATGGAGGCAGCCTGCGCTCGGATGAACCCCCTCGCTCAGCGCAAATTCATCCAGACATGCCACCGCTATTGGCAGGCCAAGGAGGCCCACCACCAGGACGATACGGGCCAGGTGTTCCATACCCGCCCACAGGATGTGGTCCAGGCAGCGGAAACACTGCTGACGTTTTTTACCTACCGATAATCCACCCATCTCCCCACCCCCTGAGACCGCCGAAAGGCGGTTTTTTCGTTTCTGGTCACCGCGCTGTTGCAGTTCCTGGGGGAATCGTACCTCAAATATTAACCATGCGGTTATTGACTACCGATAACCGCATGGTTAATATTAACCGCAACAGCAAAGCCGACCCGCTGAAAACGAGTGGTCAGCAGCCTCCGCCAGGAGTCAAAAATGAAACTCGACGTAAGCGCCCTCAAGGTTCACCTCTCCGCCTGCTCGGCTCACCCCGGCCACGGCCACCGCATCGGCCTCGGTTTCACCCGCACCGGCACCCCCGCCATCGTCATGGTCCCGCACCGGTGAGCGCCATGAACAAGACCAAATTCCTACTCCGCATTTCGGACGAAGAGGATCCGAATCCGTTGATTCAGGCGCCGTTTGTTCACAAAGGCCTCGCCATTGCTACCAACCGCCACATCATGATCGCGTTTCCGACCGATAAGCCGGATACGGTCGAAGCGATGGGCAACGCCATCCGGCCTATCGCCCGATGGATCGAGGAGAACAAGGCGCTTCCGGAATCGGAGTTCACCCCGCTCCCTACCGACCTACCGGAAAGCAAGCCGTGCTGGGGTTGCGCCGATGAAGAGCCCCTCTTCAGCCGTGCAAAATGCCCCCAGTGCGGAAGAACCGGAATCGACCCCAAACAAACAGTACCGGTCGGCAACACCACCCTGGCTATGCGCTATGTACGTCTGATTGCCAAGCTCCCTAATCCGCTGATCAGAACAGACCCGAACGACATTCGCGGGATGGCCTATATCCGCTTTGATGGCGGCCTTGGCGTGGTAATGCCAAGTGTCATCGGAGGGGCTACGGCCTGACCCACCATGGCCCGCACCCGTAACCCACGCAACGAATTCCGCGAAGCCTGCGTCATCGCCCAGGAATCGGGATTGCGCATCCAGCCGACCGGAAACGGCTTCTACCAGGTCTGGCGCAGCAATCCCAATCGCCCCGAGTACCTCGGCCAGCGCGCCACCCCGGCGGCCTTGCGGGCCCTGGTTTGCCAGATCACCCACTTTCGCTAAGGACCAACGCCATGATCGCCGCCGTCTTTTTCCCCGCGAACCCCGACACCTCCAGCTTCGACCTGCAATCCATCGCAATCCAGGCCTACCAGGCCGGCCTGCAGGTCTATACCAACGGCCGCCAACTGGCGCTTCTGCCGCGCCCCGTCCCCGGCTGGACCCTCATTGAAGACAACCGCAACGCCGCCTAGGAACCGCCATGAGCGCTAAAGCCGCAAAAACCGCAAAAACCAAGCCCCAGGCCGAGGAAACCAAGCCCCAGGCCGAGGAAACCAAGATCCAGGCCGAGGAAACCAAGATCCAGAAGGCCCTCAACCTGATCGAAGCCAAGCCCGGCATCCTGACCGATGAGCTTTCTAAGGCCCTGGACGTGCCGCAAAAGTCCATCGCCCCCCTGCTCTACCAGGCCACTCAAAGCCACTTCGTGGTGACCTGCGCGGTCTCCCGCCCCGGCTTGCCGCCGATGACCGCCTACCGCATCACCCAGGCCGCCGTCGCCGCCGACTGGAACACCTGGAAGGCTACCCACCGCACCGAGGGCAACGTGAAGCCCCTGGCCAACAAAGCCACCGTGCGCCGGGCCGGAAGCGAACCCAAGGGGACCAGCAAGATCGGCGGCACCAGCGCTGCCTTGCAGCCTCTAGCCGATAAAACGGGTTGCAGCCTGATTGAAGTCGCCATGGGCGGACCGCTTAACATCGGACTAGCCCTGGGAGTATGCCCGCAGCCTGGCGAAACTGACATCGAGCTAGCCCACTGGCTCAACCTGGCCCATGACTGCCACTGCGAAACGCCGGACCAACTTCGCGCATGGCTCAAGGACCTTCGGCGCCCCATCAAGGATACCGATACGCAGCTGATCGCCGAGGCCAACGCTCGCCAAGCCGCCCTGGTGGAAAAAACCAAGGCCTACGAGATCCGCATCGCCGAGCTTCAGGCCGAACTGAATCGGCGCATCGACGGCGTGCTGGTGACTTCCGACCGCCCCTTGCGACCCCCCGAAGGCTACATGATCGGCAACTCCCTCCAGGCGGTCGGCATCGTGGAAACAGAAGGCGATGCCATCGAAATGGCCATGGAAGAAGCCATCGCCACCGGCACCGTCAAGGTCTATGCCCTTACCCCCATCGGCATCGCCAAGCGCTACGCCGCCTGGGAAGCGATCAAGCCGGAGGCCTGACCATGAGCCGCTTTTCCACTCGCCACGGCGCCTACGAGATCAGCAGCCTTCCCGGTCAAAGCCAGGTCGCCGTCTGCCACAGCTTTGTCGTCCCGGAAGGCCTGCGCAACAAGGGCTACGGCCACGCCCTCAAGGCCCAACAGGCCATCGAGCTCGACACCCAGCACTACGACCTCGCCCTGTGCACCGTCGCCGCCGACAACGAACGCCAGAAGCGCGTTCTGGCCAAGGCCGGCTGGCGCCGCCTGACCCAGTTTCACAACCGCCGCTCCTGCGAAACCACCGAGCTCTGGTGCCGCGGCGGCCTCCCTGAATCCCAAGAGGGTTAACCATGATCAAGGTCGAAGAATTCCGCGCCTTCCAGGACGCCGAGCGCCTGTGCCAGAGCCAGGCCCTGCGGGTGGAAGACATCCACCCCAGCCCGACCAATCCGCGCAAGACCTTCCCGGCTGATGAGATGGCCGAGATGATCGCCAGCGTAAAGCGCCACGGCGTGATGCAGGCCATCCTGGTTCGCCCCTGGCCCGAGCGCTATACCTATGAAGGCACGACGGCGCCCAAGTACGAGCTCATTGCCGGCGAGCGCCGCTACCGGGCGGCCAAGGGCGCCGGCCTGACCTTTATCCCCGGCACCGTCCGCGAACTTGACGACCGCGAAACCCTGGAACTCCAGATCATCGAGAACCTGCACCGCAAGGACCTCAACGAGCTGGAAGAGGCCGAAGGGTACGAGTTGATGATCAAGGACTACGGCTACTCCGCCGAGGACCTGGCCGAGAAGATCGACAAGAGCAAGGCCTACATCTTCGCTCGCCGCAAACTCACTGCCGCCTGCCCCACTGCTCGCGAGGCCTTCCGCGACGGAACCATCGACGCCTCCCGCCTGCTGCTCCTGGCCCGGATCCCCACCGCCGCCCTGCAGGAACGCGCCCTCAAGGAAATCACCACCTCCTGGCAGATCCGCAACTACAAAGAGGCCGCCGAGCATATCCAGGGCACCTACATGCTCAAGCTGGACGAAGCCCCCTTTGCCCCGGGCGATGATGCCCTGGTAGCCAGCGCCGGCAACTGCCACGCCTGCCCCAAGCGCACCGGCAGCAATCCGGAGCTCTACCCCGATGTGAAGAGTGCACATATCTGCACGGACCCGGACTGCTTCGCCGCCAAGAAAGCCGCCCACTACGCCCGCCAGAAGGCCGAAGCCAAAGCCGCCGGCCGCCCCCTGATCGAGGGCGAAGCCGCCGCTAAGGTGATGCCCGATCGCCATACCCTCAAGGGCTATGTCAATCTGGAGGAGAAGTGCTACGAGGCCTATGACTCCGAGGCCAAGCGCTACCGTACCTACCGGGAAGTCCTGGCCGATAAGGCACTGCCCACTACCCTCATCGAGGCCAAGGACGGCAGCCTCATCGAGGCCGTCGACGCGAAGATCCTGAAAGAAGCCGCCCCGGAAGCCGTCAAGCAGAAGAGCAGCAGCGACGGCGACAAAGAACGCCAGGCGAAGGAAAAGGCCGAGAACGACTTCCGCCGGCGGCTCTTCACCCAGATCCGCACCGCCCTGCAGGAGCAGTTCGCCGAATCCCGAGCCCTGACCCGGGACGAACTGGCGCAGATCGCCCGTCAATACTGGTCCTGCCTGTGGCACGAATACCAGAAGCGGGTAGCTGCCCTGTGGGTGGAAACCGAGGGCAGCGCCCATGAGCGCATTGGCCAGGTACCGCAACTCATCGAGCAGATGGACATGGGCAGCCTTGCCCGCTTCCTTTTCGACCTGGCCCTCATCGGCATGACCAATGTGAGCAGCTACCAGGTCACCGACACCCCGCCTATCCTCCTGGACACCGCCAAGCGGCTCCACCTTTCGCCCGATGCCATCCGCCTCGAAATCAAGGCCGAGCAGGAGGCCAAGGATCGCGCCAAGACTCAGGGGAAGAGCAAGGGGAAGGACAAAGCCGTAAAGCCCGCCAAGGCTGGGGAAACCACCTACCAGGAAGGCGACCACTTCCAGGTAACGAACTACCCCGCAAGCCCCGATAAAGTAGGGACCGTGGCCAGAATAATCACCATCAGCCAAAGCATCTCTACTGGCGAGGATTGGTTCACCTCGGTGCAGGCCAACGGCCAGGAAATCGTCACCACGGCCGATGAAATGGCGCCATCCACCGCCGAGGCATTCGAAGCCCAGAAGCCTAGGAAAGGCGATTTCGCCCAGGGGGACCGGATCCGCATCCGTTCAGAGTCCGGCCTAATTGCAGCCGGCAAGCTGGGCACGTTCGTCATGTATGAGGAATTCCCGGATGAGGGCGATGTAGTAGTCCAGATCGACGAGGAGCCTTGCCGTTACCGCTGCTACTCCGATGAAATAGAGCCGGCCCCCGAGGACACCACCTCAGCCACTGAAACGGACAAGGACAAGGCAAGCACTGCCACCTCCACCCGGCCGCCAGTCCGCTATCGCCACCCCGAGGAATGCACCCTGGAATGGACCGGCCGAGGCCGCAAGCCAGCATGGGTTATTGCCTGGTTGAAACAGAACCCCGGCCGGGATCTGGCCGACCTGGAAATTCCACATTCCTCATCCAAGACGGCCCCTGGCGCCGCCTGCGATATCGCCCCGACGCGCTGCACCAAGGCCCTGGAGCTCCAGGGCCTCGATGTCGATCAATCCACCGCCACCGCTTAACGGAGCCCCTATGCCCGAAGCCATCACCCAGCCGGCCGAGAGCCGGCTCACCCGAAAAACCGCTATCGAGGCCATGCCTCGCATCATCGCCGGCAGCCAGCGCATCGCCCTCAAGACGGCCGAGCTTGGCGCGGCCATCAATGCCCAGCAGATCATCCTGCAGGGCATCGCTGAAGTCATCGCCACGGACGGCCAGCCCGCCAGCCAGGAAGTAGCAATCCCCCCCGAGGCCTACGCGGTGCACTGCGACTTCGGCCAGGAGACCGACCTTGACCAGATTATTAGCAACCTACTCCGCATTGATCCGAGCCTGACTGAATCCGATGCTCTAGACCTGGTGTTCCAGGCAGGAATAACCACCTTGAAAAATACCATGGGGGTCATCAACGGCCCTCATTCCAGCACCCCTATCCAGTTCTATCCATCCGGGAGCCTCAAATGAAAATTATCGAGATGAACGATTGCGAATGGTGGATCGGCGAGAGCCTGGAGGCCTGCGTTAAGGACTACCGGGAGAACTATAACGACGACTTGTTTTACAGCGAAGACGCACGGGAGCTAAGCGAAGAGGAACTGGATAGGCTGAAATTCACGATCCTCGATGACGACGACGGAATAATTTCCGGCAAGCACTCATTTCGAGAGCAGTTGGCCATAGAAATCTCCGCCGGAGGCATGTTCCCTCGCATGTTCGCAAGTACCGAATGGTAGGAAAAATGGCCTCAATCCTCGTCTACGACACTGAAATCAAGCACGCCATACCCGGCGACGGACCCCGCGACCCGGAGCTCACCTACTGCCAGGGCTGGACCGACTTCCTCGGCATGGGCATCTCCGTTGTCACCGCGTACGACGGCACCGCCGCCCGGCCCCACGTCTACATGGAGGACAACCTGGATTCCCTGGTCGGCCTCATCGAGAGCCGCGACCTGATCATCGGGTGGAACAACTGGAAGTTTGACGATCCGCTCCTGGCTGCCAACGGCATCCACATTCCCCGGGATAAGTCCCTGGATCTCCAGTACCACATCGCCCGAGCCGCCGGCATCCCCCAGGGCGAACGCCCCAGAGGCCTCAACCTGGACGCCTGCTGCATCGCCAACAAGCTACCCGGAAAGGACGGCGTAGGTGCCATGGCCCCCTGGCTGTACCAGCACAACAAGCTTGGCGTCCTCATCGACTATTGCCTGGGCGATACCCTCGCCCTCCTGCGCCTGTACCGCTACATCAAGCAGACCGGCGGCCTCATCGATCCGCGCAATGGCGAATGGCTGACGGTGGTGCTGCCATGACTGAGCGCCCTATTCTATTCAATGGCGCCATGGTTCGCGCCATTCTGGAAGGCAGGAAGACGCAGACGCGAAGGGTGGTTAATCCCCAGCCGACTATCGATTGCATGGGAAATTTTTGCTGGAACGGATCCAACTACGGCCAGGACGGAAAAGGACCACATATTCGGGCTATTGCTTCACCGATACCGAGCAGCAAGACTAAAAGGGTACTTTGTCCATTCGGTCGGACTGGTGACCGGCTGTGGGTCCGAGAGACGTGGAACTGGTTTGACCCCGCTGAAATTCCCGAAAATCGACGCGGCGCCAGGGCTCCATTTACCGGCTGCCAAGGACCTCGGGAAATCCCGTGGGTAGCATCCTATGCCGCTGACGGAAACCTCGAACATGCTCACCTAGGCCGCGCCATTTGGCGCCCCTCAATCCACATGCCTAGATGGGCCAGCCGGATCACGCTGGAGATCACTGGCGTCCGCGTAGAGAGGCTGCAGGACATCAGCGAATCCGATGCCGTCGCCGAGGGCGTGGATCACATCTTGGCTGCTGAAGCTGTTGGAAAGGCGCCGTCCAGGGCTAATGTTCTACCGGCCGCTATCCACGGCTATGCCCATCTGTGGGAATCCATCAATGGCACCGGATCCTGGGAGGCCAATCCCTGGGTATGGGTAGTCGAGTTCAAGCACTTCAGGGAGGCGGCATGATCGGAACCATCACCACCGGCGACCTCACCCACTCAGAGATCAGCGCAGTCATCCACAAGGGGTTGCAGATCAAAACCCCTGATGGCCGCCACGCGAACCTGGCGATCATCGACGACACCGGGCAAGTCATCGAGTCCGGCGATCAAGTAGCGATGGAGGCTTTTCTGGTTTCCATCGCCAGCTACAAAAACCTACTCAAGGGCCAGGGTCACCTCAGAGTGACCAACCACGACAATCCGTAAAAGCCCGCCCAGCAAGCGAAAGCCCGCAAAAAGCGGGCTTTTTTTCGTCCTATCAACTCGGTATATATTGCATTACCTACGGGCAGCCAAGGCTCACGAAGCCGACGGTCGGCACTTTATTGTCGATAGTCATGGGATAAGACGGTAACCGGGCAAACCGGGATGGAAAGGGGGTATTTTAAAGCCAGAAACCCCGGGCCGGCGGGCCAGGGGTTCCAGCGGGGTCGGAGCCGACGGCTCGGCCCACCATGGGCAGGCGGAATCGGAAAAAGTTCCGACTCCGGAAGTGGCGACCTACTTCTCTTCGCCTTCCGGCGTGAACTGGAAGCCGGTAAACATGTTGCGGGTCTGGCTCTGAATCTGGTCCTGCATCTGCTGGAACATCTTCTTGCTCTGGTCCATGTAGGCGGTCATCATGCCCTGCATGGCCGGCTGCTGGAAATTCAGGAACTGGGCCCAGAAATCGGCCTGCAT